AATGTTATCGGTTGAGTCACCGGTAAGCATCTGTGCCATCAGGAATAGGTAACTCTCTTGGGGTTCCATGTAGTATAACTTAGTAGTTCTAAAGTTATAATGGTATCCAGGAAGTGTATCTAAGTCTTTATCTATGTGACATATAACATAACGTTTATTATCCTTTAATGCTATCTCTCCATAGATACCACAGTAGTCATCAGCCTCTGCTCCATCAGAACAAAAACAGAACGCACCAGCATACTCATATAGCATGTTGATACGATCTTTAATCTCTGGGTCTATGTTATTTTTACGATTAGCCTTGTAGTCATCTGTAACTGAGTACCTGAAGTTATCAGTACCTTTAATAAACACAGCGCCCTCTATTGAGCCTGTGTTAGACATAATTTCTTTTAACTTATCGTCAAAAGCTTTCTTAGCTAATACTGGTGATGGCTGGTAGTGAGCTATCTGGTAGATAATACTATCAGCATCAATGATTGCTAAGTCAAACTGATCGTCTGATTCAATCATAATCTTCCTTTGTTAATGAACGTCTGCATAGGTCTTACCTACCTTAGCTTCACCACCCATACAGGTGATACCAAACCACTTAGGTGCTTCAGTAAAAGCTTCTTCAGATAACTCACGTAGTTCTTCTACGTGTTCATCCTTACAGACAACTGCCAATTCATCGTGATAATGAAGGACAAAGTAGTGTGGGATCTTTCGTTCCCTTAGTTTTCTTTTGAGATATACTGCTGCGGCTTTACATGTAACACCTTCAGCTGTTTGTAGTATGTAGTTAAGTACCTGATGAGGTGATGATACAAATACTAATCGACCATCAATACCACGTACAAAAGCTTTCTCCTTACCAAACGCTCCAGCAGTATTATTATACTGAGTCATTATCTTATCTTTAAGTTCTGGTAAGCCCGGTGTAGACTTCTCAAACTTAGCCATAGCTTCTTGACCTAATTTAGCATCTCGTTTACCGCTAAGTATAAGACCTAACTTACCCGCACCACCACCAAATAGGAAAGCATACAGGAAAGGTTTAGCTAAGTCACGACTTACATTCAGGGTATCAGCATTACGTTGATGTACGTCACCGTTTATTACCTCATTAGTGAACTCATCGTTACCAATGTAGTGGCAGAGACCACGCATTTGATTACCTGATGAGTCGGCACCTACAATAGTAGTTCCTTCTTCACAGACCAGTAATGATCGCATCTCTTTACCGTATACAGAGCTTACTTTAGGTAGGTTAGCTACTACCTCATGACGACATCTGAAAGTAGGTGTACCGATAGTCCACATACGACCATGAAGGCGATTGTCTAATGATTCTTTTACTTCCTTTATCCATCCTTCTAGAATACTTTTACGGCTACGTATAGTATAGAAGTCACTTAGCAGCATAGCGTCTGCACCTAACAGCGACAATGATGAGTCAGAAAGCTTAGGAGACTTGTTGACAAACTTACCGTTGATACGTTCAACATTCCACTCATCGGGTACCCATCCTAGTGAGTACAACCAATCTTTTGCTACCTCAATTGATCCTGCTTTACCTTGTTCAAATGATACTCTGCAGTATGCACCAAGGATAGGTCTATCTCTTTTACCACTTTCTTGAGTGTAACCGAAGTGCTTAACAGTAGATAATGTGTAGCAACCATCCTTACGCCATGCAGGTTCTTTGTACTCAGTAGGCTTATCAATCTTGATACATCGCATACCAATCTTAGGCTCCAGCACCTGCTCGATAGCATCTATCTTATTGTTTATTTTTGTAAGCAGTGTTTGAGCACCAGCCATATCGAACATCCATCCCTTATTACGGATCTCAGCTTCAATTGCAGAGAATTCCATCTCTACTTCAATACCCTTCTTAAAGCTAGGGTGCTTGCTTATGATCTTACTAGACTCTATGGCAAGCTCTTTGTAGACCTTAACGTTTAACTCTACATCTCGGATACAGTATTTAAGCATCTCTTTAGAGTAAGAATCAAAGTCATTGAACTCTATCTTAGGAAATTCTAACTTACTACCCCATCCTGCCAGACCATGCTTGTGGTCACGCCTGTACTGGTTTATCTGCGACAGTACCCATGTATCGATTACTTGTTGATTATCAGTAGGTGTCCAACCAGTTAGGTGCTCTAACACTACTAAGTCATATCCAATAAAGTTATGACCGAATAGAATGTCAGCTGTCCCAATGAACTCTAGACCTTCTTTGAGCGAAGGTAGTTCTTTATCATAGTCAGAGAACGAGTACACCGTACCCGTATCTGAATCAATAGCAACCATACACCAGATCTTAGAGACATGTGGCATAAAGCCGTTGGTCTCTAAGTCTACGCATAGTCTTAATTTACTCATAGTATTTTATCTCCATATTTTTCTGCATAGAAGTACTCTAACATACGAGCTTCCATCTCCATAGGTTCAAAGCAGTATGCTTCAAACTCATCTAACTTATCGTACTTCAAACCTTTTACAGTAAACCCCTTACGATTACAGAGGAACTGTGCAGCGTGTACAAACTCATGACATAGTATAGCCAAGAAGTGATCTACCATGTAGGGATTACCTTCCCAATCATTCATGAAAGGATCTCTTACTTGGATAAGCATACGTCCACAGTCCTCAGACATTGCAGTCATTCCCTGTGATTTAGAATCAATATCATATTCAACAAGACATACATGTATCTGCATTGGCTTATCAGTTATTGTTAGCCCATAACGTGTACTGTAGTCTGTTACTACATTAATTAGTAGTTGTTTAATATCCTTTTCAGACGGAGGTAAACAAGAGACATTAACTTTGATATTCTTAGGTAGCTTATTCATCTTCTTCTGCCTCAACGATATCAACGTTTTTAGAGCCATAACTTTTTAATTCCCTAGCCATTGATACTACTACTTCATAGTATGAGTCTATTTGTTCTTCTAAATCCTTAATCTTGTTTAGTAAGTAAGTTAGATAAGCACCTAAAGCAAAAATAGATACCGTCATTACAATAAAATAATCGTTCATAGTAACCCTGTCTTTCTTAGCTCGTCATCGGTAAATAACTTGTTATGGTTTTCTTGTTCATTAACTAACACACCTACTTTACGTAGATATTCTATGCCTTCCATGCTTTTGTAATCATCACGGTAAACCACTCTAGTAATTCCGCTGCTATAAATAAGCTTCCCGCACTCAATGCAAGGAGAGAGAGTACAGTAAAGCGTAGAACCTTTAGTGGAATTGTTACTAGCGGCCACCTTAGCAATCGCAGTAGCTTCAGCGTGTAAGACAGTATGCTTTTGTGTGTCATTGTTTGTACCTCTTGCTGTACCATTATAAGAGAATGAAATAATGTTATCATCTTTTACAAGGATAGCACCTACTTTCTTATCTGTAGCGTAACTCATTTTAGAGATTACATCACAGATACCCATGTACATTACATCCCAGTCACTCTGTTGCTTGATCATATATTATTTCCATTTCAGACAATGCGTCTAAGAAGTCTAAGAATAAAGTTGTGCTAGCACCGTTATGCGGCTTGCGTAGTATGATTGTTATCTCAGTATAACAGTCATCTGTTGTAGTATCAATTTGCATATGCACCATCTTTGGGAAAGTATTTATACCAGTCTTGGTAAGTCTTTTCTTTATTAATATATGCTTCTCCTATAACATTAGGGTCTAAACCCCATTGCTCAACTAGCATTGTTAACATAAAGTATAGCTGACCGATCTCTGTTTCTAACATCTTCTTGTTACTAACACCTGTATCAGGATGTACTCGGTTGATTCCAAAGCGAAATACTTTGGAGATAGCCTGAATTACTTCAGCACATTCTTCTTGAGTATTTAATGGTAGGATCTCTTCGATTTTCATATGTTCCCTTTAGATCTATTAGGTACCGGCTGTATTTTTTATTATATGTTTTCCTTTGATCTAGCACCTGACAACTCAGACATCTTAGCTAGTAACTCATCCAGACCTTCAGTCATAAGTGCTCGGCAGCAGCTAATGATTATTGGGTTGAATAGTCTACCACCTGAACTCTCTTCGACACGGTTTAAGTACTTATCGAAGAAAACTTTAACACATTCTCTTAGTTCAGCGTCACGTTCCTCCTGTTGCATTTCATCAGCTATTGCTTCAAACTCTTTATTAGTTAGTTGTTCTGGCTTTGCATCGTTCAGCTCATCAATTGATTGTTTTAGTTCTTCATCAGTCATTGCTTCTCCTTACTTAATTGCATTGTGAATATAACTCTACGGCTTTAACTAACACATGACCAATAGATAATCCAGTAATAAACATCATTACGTTTATTAACAATTTAGAATATGTCATATTCAGACTCCTTAATGTGACCTAGTTTAATGAGTATTGCTTTTACTTCGGCGGGTAACACTGCTACGCCATCATACTCCAGTAGCTGTACTTCGTTGTTAAACCACAATCCACCTGCGGAGTCTTCACCTAGTTCTTTATGCTCGAAGTATCCGTAGTTTTCAGTTGATGAGATATCTATTGTGTAAGAGTTTGTATTTAGAACTACATCAAAATTGTATTCAGACATATTAATCTTTCCTTAGGTTGTTAGACAGGTTGTAGTACATACCTGACTTAGTAGCTTTTAGTTGCATTATTAGCATAGTTTCTAGCTCAAGCATTTCTTCATCAGTACCATAGGCTAGTATAGTACGGGTGAAGTCAGTAGGGCTATCCCCAAGCTCTTTAAGAAGTGTTTCAGATGAACATAGGTATCCATCGTCAGGACCACCTTTATGTTTACCGATATACTTCTTATCATTGATATCAATCCACATATATACGAAGGCTTCACCTTCCTCTCTACTGGGTATGTTTTCTTCTTTGATTGGTTCATTCTTGTCGTTACCTTCAAGATGATTAACCCAGATATCCTTAACATACGCCAGCATGTGATCACCCTTAGGTGCTCGCCATAGTACTACAAAGGAATCTGTACCCTCATTAGAACATAAGAAGTCATAGACCCATTTGTTATGTAAACCGTAGTATTCAGTACCATCGATTGTAACCTTGATCATAAGTTTATCTGAAGCAGAGGTATAAGCCTCAACTTCATTTACCTTACACTCAAATATATCGAAGTATTTATTATTACCAGCTACATATCTTGTGATAGTGTTTACAAGTTTCATTTTAACCTTTCTAACTTTTACTGCGGATATTTTGTCCTATTACTTATGTTCGTACATCGCTTTAACTAAGTGGTAGAACTTAATCAACTCTTTGTCATACTTACAAGCCCAGTCTACCACCTCACCCTCCGGCTTGTAACTCTCATCCTGCCACATACAAAATCCCGCCTCTTCAGCCAAGTCTTTAATCTCCTCTGTGAACTCTAGGTCAGCTTCATAATCAGGTGCTAGTTTCTTAGCCTCACCAATCCCCGCCTGAATAGCAGTGAGGATTCCTAACCGCGTCAAGGCTGCTAGTGCCTCTGGTGGAAAGTCAAACTGGTATACAGCACTGCCATCTTCGTTATCACGTAACAAGGTTACGTTGCCCGTTCCTTCATCATTCATTTGTGTATCCTCCAAAATAATCAATAATAATACTAATAGCTTTTATTCGTTTGTTAATTTCTACAATGTCCATTTTTTTGTCTAGATCAAAGACAGCACATCCTTTCTTTTGTTTTCTACGGGATAAATCATGCTGTAAGTTTTCTAGTGTCTCCTGTAAGTTGGAAACAGTAATCTTATCTGCGTCATTATCACATATTGTTATTTTAAAGTCCATAAGTCACCACTCACTTTCATCAGCAACACTGACAGCCATTTTAGTACAGAGACCATTGTACACTGTCACCCAACTCATTGTTATGATAGACCCGATACCTGAGCTGCTATCAGAATCAACGGTTATGTCAGATACAATGTTGTTTAGTTCAATAATCTCGTTAATTCTTTCTACGTCCCTAGGTAGTAGTGTTACTTTAGCCATGATTCCTCTCCTTTAATTTGGCTTCAACAATTGCCGCAACATCAGCGAACGTAAAGTCATTGACGATGTCAGGCACACGAGGACGCATTGAGTCGTAGTCTTCTGGCGTCAGCCCAACCCAAGCCTTGTGTGTTTCCGGAGGTGCAATTACATACACACCTTTGACGGAAACAGGGTCGCCGCTCATGTGTTACTCCTTGCACGTATAGCTTGGGCACACCAAGTCGCCAGCACCTCCTCGCCGCTGTATTCGGCGTCAATGTCATCACACACCTTGGCACACGCCTCACGCTCCACTTTAGTAGCCGCTTGCCATGCCTCCCAACTCCACCACGCTAGTGTCTCAGGCGTATACGGGTTGTTTATTGGGATATAAGGCGTATCCCACCACAGTTTAAACTCTTCGTTCATAATTCTTCTCCCTTAATTCTTTTCGTAATCGCGTATGAAAATCTTCTTCGCTATCATCCCCAGACACTAGCCAATCCACCCGTTTAACATATGTATAAGATTGCCTCAACATCTCGACTGCGGTTTGAAATGCTGCAATAGTTTCTGCTGTATAGTGATGACCTGTAACATCCCCCCACTCATTCCATTCTTCATTATCATTATCTACAATTAGTTGCTCAATGTCGTCAGCGATTTGAGTTAATTGATACTGTGTGTAATTAAAATGTCCGCCGCTCATAATCCTTCTCCTTTACTAGTAGTAACTTAAACACTGCGTCTTGCGCGTACGCTGTCGGCGCACCAGTTGGCGGCAACCATCTCAGGAGCATCGTCTGCGTGTCTGTAACGGGCCACGATTTCGTCACACATCTTTGCACATGTCTCACGCTCTTCCTTGACTACATCTTCAATGCACACTTGCCACAACTGTGAATGCTTGTTGTTGTAGTCGTCCACGATAAGGGCGGCAAAATGCTCCAAGTCCTCAATAGCCAAGCTGTGTTCCTCTATATTCATGTGGCAGTGAAGCTCCGCCTCTTTTGCCATGCGAATAATGTCATCGCGGGTCATGTGTTCTTCTCCCGCAACCTAGCTTCAACTCCCTCAGCAACACCCTTACCGCTACACCATAGTTGGTAGCCTTCTCTATAATGTGTATTGTTATCAACAATCTGCTCCATCTCCCCCTCGGTTAATCCAACCCAAGGCTTATGTCCGTATTGATCCATGTTATGGTCTCCGCTCATTTGTCATTCCTTGTTTTAATCAAATTGGTTATGTTCTATATATCTCATTTCAAGATAATTTATTAGTCTACAGTCAATAATAGATACGATGTTTAAATTACTATCATCGAGATAAACTTCTTCTAAACTACATGTACCTAGGTCGTGGTCATATTCAAAGTTACATTTGGCGCTTATTCCAGCTTCAAGTTCCATTTTCATCTTCATACTCCATGTTAACTATACGAGGGATTTTATCGAAGACCTCTAACGCAGTTAGTTTACCCTTATAAACTGGATTGTTAGTAAACTTCTTTACGAAGGTGCTGTTTTTATAAGGGTTGTAGGTTATTACATCACCTTTAAACATTTCACCTATTGTACCAACATCGATTAGTGTTCCAGTTACACCAGCATGTACGTTCTTTTTTCTTTCACGGATTACTCTTTGACGACCAGCCTCAGATATTTTGAACTGAGT